TTTGTAACCATACGTAAAATTGCGACCTGTCAACACCTGCATTTTTACATGCAATTGTAACAACACCAAGCGACTTTTCAAGCTGCTCTAAGACTTTCTTTTTATTAATGTCGGTTTTGTTGGGTTTCTTTTTACCTATTGCCATTACTTTTTAATTAGGTTTAAAAATTCGTTTCGACAATTTAAGTCGTCTTTGAATATACCTGTCATCTTAGATGTCATAGTCCATGTATCATGTTTTTTAACACCCCTCATACACATACAAAGATGCTGTGCGTTCATTGTTACGGCTACTCCCTGAGGGCTCAATTCCTTTTGTAGTCGTTCGGCTATTTGTGTAGTTATTCGTTCTTGATTCTGAAATCTGTTTGCATACAAGTCAACTGTTCTAGCAAGCTTACTTAATCCTACTATTTTATCATTGGGTACATAAGCTACATTTGCCACTCCAAAGAATGGCGCAATATGATGTTCACACAACGAATAGAATGGTATGTTGGTTTGTATAATCATTTCGTCTGTTCCTTCTGCATCGAAACAAGTGAAATTAAAATCCTTCGGGGCTAGAAACTCCTTTAAAAATTTCAAGTAACGTTTCGGGGTATCTTTTAATCCTTCTCGATTGGGGTCTTCGCCTAGGTATTGAAATATACGTACTACATTATATTCTACAGGTTCTTCTTCTTTTTCCCAAGGAAATTTTAACCAAACATTATTTAATCCAGATTCTGTTTGTTTATTAAATAATCCTATAAATGGTTTATTGTATTTAGCGTATTGTTTTTCTGTGCTACCGCTATCAATTAGGTCGTCTATAATTATATCGGCCTGCTCAGGTGTTTCTACTGGATTAAGCATTGCAGAAATATACGCACCACCTCTGGGCACTCCGTAATACTTTTTAGCTTTATCTAATTTAGATACTCGTTCTATTATTTCGTTCCAAGTTATATTACGTTCCAAATCTTGTGGTTTTGTAGTGATAGTTTCCATTGTGGGTTATCTAAGCATAATTGTATACAATGCTTCATGTTTTCGCTATTAATTTCGTATCCGTCAGAATGAGGACTTAACCAATAATGTTTAGCCTTAACACTAGGTTGTGGTACGTCTTGCCCTTTATGTCTAACGTATCTTAATTCACTTACTCCGTCAGGAAAATTCTTTTTTACAATATGCTCTGCAACCTTTGGTGATACACAAGTAAAATTTAAACCTTTTACAGATGGTTTTAATCCGCTTGTTTCTATTGCTTGGTAATACCCTAGTTTTTTAAAATAACTTACTATTTCATCTGTCAATTGATCTAATGGCTCGCCACCTGTCCAAGTTATTTCTTTACAATCGTTAGAATTATCGTTTAACCATGTTTTAATCGCTTCTAAGGACATTTCTTTGCCACTTTCGAACTCAGTGTCACAAACTACTCCATAAGCCATACACGCGTTCTTTGTCTTGCAACCCTGTAACCTAATAAATACGGTTGGCGTTCCAACCCTTGCCCCTTCACCTTGTAAGGAGTAAAATATCTCACTAATACTTAATTTCATAACTCGCTCTACATTTTCTTGTTTCTTCTATTTCACATTTAACCAACACACAACCAGTTCCCGCTAATTGTTCTACAGCTACTTCCTCGCAAAGATACTGAGCCATATTTTCCGCTGTAGGATTAAATGGAGTTTCGACTATATCGTTTGGAACTAAGTTTTTCATACTGCTAATAAGTTGGTCATGTTCCCACATTAAGAACTTATGATCCCAATTTTCCTCAAGCCATTCGCATAGCTTTTCTTTGATTACACTAAAATCCATTACTCTGCCGACTATATCCAATTCGGGTGCGCCAATAGTAAAATGTGTTCTATAGTTATGTCCGTGAAGGTGAGCGCATTTGTTTTCATGTCCTGCCACTCTATGCCCTGCACAAAAGTCGTGGTATCTAGTTGCTGTTATCATCTTTTTTAAACTCATAATATCCTTTTCTTCTTAATTCACAGGCAGGGCAATCATCACAGCCGTAACCCCATTCATGTAATTTATCTCTATTGCCATTGTAACAAGTATGAGATAATTCCACTACCTCTTTTAAACACCCTTCAATCTCTGCCAATTCGAATGTTTCCGCTTTAGTTAAATACATTAAAGGAGTTTCTATCTTGATAGAATCATCGCTACCCATATTAGTAGTCCATTCAATAGCCTTAATAAAACTCTCTCTGCAATCTGGATAACCTGAGTAATCCGTTTGGCACACCCCTGTTATTAACACCTCCGCGCCTATCTTTTGAGCGTAGCAATGTGCTAATGTTATGAATAATTGATTTCTATTAGGAACGAAACTAGCAGGTAAATTTTTAGTGTTTATTTTATTGACATCTCCATTAGAAGTTAATGCACTTTCGACTATAGTATCTAAAAATGAAATATCAATAATAGTTTGCTTAATACTATTCTTTTTACATATCTCTTTTGATACATCTACCTCAATAGAATGCTTCTGACCGTAATCAAATGTTATAGCCTCTACCTCCTTGTATCTATTTTTAGCCCAATATAAACAAGTTGTTGAATCTTGACCACCTGAGAAAATTACTATTGCTTTCATAAATTACCTTCTGCATATTTTTGAAATTTAACCCATTCATCAAACCCCTGTTTTAATCTTAATTTAGGGTTTATCATCTTAGTATTATCAGGTCTTTTTACTCCCTCCATACCTTTGCCATTAAATATTTTAATATTACCGAACTTCATTGACATTATCCATGAAGTTGAATCAACGGAGTAGAAGTTAAATTTACCAAGTTTAGATAATTTAGTATAACCTAATCCATGTACCTTGCAATTATTTTTATTAGCTAATGAAAGGAGTTTATAAATTACTTTATCCGCGTTAGGGTTTTTTATCCATGCTGATGTATATTGTCCACTTAATGATAATGCGATGTAATCAAATTCATCTACCATTCGTTTATAATAATCGATACCCCTGGACGGATGCCACACTGGTATTGGATTCTTACCTGTTTTATTTATTATCCTTTTCCTAATATCCTCAACCTGACTCAATCCTACTATTGAATCTATATCCAATTCAAAAAATAACTTCTTATTACATTTATTTATAAAATCTATATAATTATCTACATAAATATTCCAATCAACCTTTTTGCCTCCGAAAAAAGTAAATGCTCCAGAGTCAAGTATTAAATTATCCGAATAACAATATTTAGGTATTTCCTTCTTATTCCGTAAATGATAATATGTAGTCAATGTATAGATATCAGAATAGTTAAATTCAGGATAATAAGCATACATTGTTTCTATACCCGCCAAATGGACCTTCACAACCCTAATAATTTCCAAACAATATTTTCCTTGCTCCCGTCCATTGAATCGAACTTAGCAACAATCTGCTCGTACTCTTCTTCGCTATATTCCAATACTATTTTATTTTTAGGCTCGGCTGGTTCGCTAGTGTCTTCCTCGAAAAACTCATCTAAATTAACGTCCTTAGGTGCTTGCCATACGTCCAAGCCCCATTCGTTTAAAAGTTCGGAATCCCATTCATTAGCTAATATATCCCAATCATGCTCACCAAATCCTACATTGTCCTTGATTATAAACTGCCGTTTCTGATCGTCTGTAAGCTCGTCAGCGCGTTTAACCCATGAATCTGGTATTTCTTTACGTTTAAGTTCTTTTAATGCCTTGTAGCGCATATTACCGCCTAATATAACATTATTCTCATCTACTATCATTGGTCGCAATTCCATCATTTCGGGGAATTGTTCAATACTTGCTACTAATTTCCTAAACCTATCGTCTTTTACTAAACGCGGGTTATTTGGGTTTGGGTTAATGTCTTTTAATTTCATTTTACTCATTCTCCCAGCATGTTACAATTACAATCAACGCACTTGCACTGCCTTTGAATCTGAAAGAAGGCGCTTAGAGCTAAGTAACCCCAATTATTATCTCTTAAATCTTTTACAAACTTCTCTGTTTCACCGCTTTCAAGTACTAGCGTTACCTCAA